GCTGCTATTGACGTTGTCATCAATGGACAGCGAAACCTTGACCGCTTGGCTCAGGGGTACCTGGCGGTAGAACGTGCCACCATCAATGCCATAAACAACATCAACCGTATGGCTACGGCGACTACTACGTCGTCCAGAGCCATGACGGGTATGGCTTCTGCGCTGCGTAACACTGGCACAGCATTCAACTCTATGGTCAACAGCGTTGTCAAGGGTAGAGAAGCGCTGGATACACATAGTAAGTCCACTCGTGGCCTGACAGACAACATTCTGTCCCTAACAAAGTCCATGGTCTTGTTCTCTGTATTGCTGCCTCTTGTGCAGTTACCACAGAGAGCAATTGAATCATTGTCGGAGTTTGTCAAGGTAGGTGCCGAGTGGCAGGACCAGATGCGTGTCGCGAACACACTTCTGAGACAAAACGAGCAGCAATTCGAAGCTACTAACGTACAAATCCAGAAGGTAGCTATCCAATACAACGTAACGACGCAGTCTATGCGCGAGCTGTTTACGACTGCGGCATCTAGCGTATCTGCTATCAAAGTCAACACCACGGCCCTGAACGAAATGGGGCAAGCTGCGTACGATGCTAGTGTCGCCGTCAAACTGGTAGAAGCATCTGCACGGCTGGCCTATGCTACTGGCACAGATGCTTCTGAGGCTACTACTACTCTGATCCAGACTATGGCTACCTATGGTCTTGAGATCGAGCATGTGGCAGAAGTATCCGACTCACTGTTTGCAATTACAGACGTAGGTACAATCCGTTTCAACCAACTAGAGCAGGTCTTGCCTCGTGTTACTGCTGCTATGGGTCCACTGATCCAGCAGTACGACACAGCAGAAGGTAAGATGAAGGTAATGAATGAGTCTTTCGCAGCTTTCGCTGCCATGACTCAGGTTATGCCTGCTGAACAAGCGGCTACATCATTTGCCAACATCTTCAAAGACGTAGGCTCAATGTCGGCTGAGCAACAGAGGTTAGTATCTTCTTGGGAACGCATTAGGAAGACACAGGGCCTAGGTGAGGAGTTGAGCCTCGACCCTACCGCCATCATGAAGAACGGCCCGATGGCGGCGCTGACTCAGCTACGTAACGTCTTTGATTTGCACGGTAAGATGGTTGACCAGTACGTAGCAAATCAGCGCAGACTGGGTAATGCGCAACCTGAAGAGGCTCTACGTGGCACTGGTCAGCAACAGTTGCTACAGCAGTATTTCGGTGACCTACGTGCTGTCCGAGGCTTCCAGCTGATCACTCCAGAACTACTGCAAAGAGCTTCGACTGCATATTACGGCGGACTCCAAGGAGCTACGGGTCAGGGCGTAGCGGAGATGGACAAGAGTTTCAAGGAAGTACAGGGTAAGCTGGAAACAGCTTGGACAGCCATACAAACTTCCTTGTTCAAATCTATTGAGAAGCCTCTGGTTTCTGGTGTCAATCCAATTGTTGATATGTTCAACAACTTGTTGACTGACGCCAACTTCACAGGTTCCAGTTTCTTCGGTAAGATACGTATCATTGCCAACAGCCTGATGGATGCCTTTACTTCTTACTACAGGGGACCAGGTAGGGCAGAGATCCAATCTGTTGGTAGAGATATTGGTGTCTTCGTCGGTGATGCTGTCACAAGTTTCTTCCGTGGTGGTAAAGACAACGTACTGGTAGAGGCTGGTGCAGCATTTTCAGCGGCTTTCATATCTGGTATCCAGCAAACGTTTCCAGATATGTTGAAAGCAATGCTGACTAGCGTCATTACTAGAGACGTCATTGAAGCCATCGCTATCCGCTACGTCACCAAGGGTAGGATACCAGATAATGCTAGTCGTGCTCTGGCATTAGGAGTTCCGGCTGTAACCACAGCAGTTACCCAGAGTACACAAGGTGGTGGTTTCAATAACGAGGGTGGTCTTGGTGTAGACATTGGATCTCTAGCGTTGCCTGCTGCTGGTACTCTTGTTACTAGTGTCGCAGCAGCAGCAATGTTGAAGAGATTTGGTGGTGCTAATATCTTTGGTAAGTCTGGTATCCCATTGGGCAGTTTGGGAAGTGCCCGAAGTATCAAAGATCTAGGGACAGCTTTCTCGTTGTGGGCTGCGCGTAGAGCTGGTGCTTCTGCAGCAGCAGGTCCTCTTCCAGTTGCGACTACTGGTGGAGGACTTATGAAGATTCTAGGTGGCAAAATGGGTATCGCTGGTATGGGTTTACAGGCAGCTATGACGATACCTGAATTGCTGTCCGATGAATCAGAAAGAGAGAAATGGGGAGCAGTCGGCGGAACAGTAGGTAGTATTGGTGGCGGTATCGCTGGTGCTGCTATCGGTGCTGCTACCACTGGTGGTCTCGGGAGTTTTCTCTTAGCTGCTGGTCTGGGCATGGCTGGTAATGCGGCTGGTAGATGGATTGGTACGTCTGCATTCGATCTAACCCACCCTGGTACTGGTAAAGCTGGCGAGCCAATGACGGTGGCAGACGCTGGTGCTCCAGAGCGTACTGCTATTTCTCAGATGTTTGCACAAGGTGTTGACGATAGCCTGGCTACCTCACTACTTACGCAGATCCGAGACATACTTTCTCATGGTAGCGTCAGTGCTACCGTTTCAGGTGGTCCTCCTGTAAGAGCAGCGGCAGGGAGTGCTGCATCACCTGCGGCAGCAACAGGTGATCTTACTGGCAGTTTTGTAAACCAGATAGACACGCAGCAGTTGACACCTCAGCAGGCTCAAGCCGCTTGTGGTCCTGCTGCGGCAGCATTCTTTGCCAGAGCATACGGACGTAACCCAACGCTGAAGGAAGCTTATGCTCTGGTAACCCAGATCCAGGGTGGTGATCCTGCTGCCGCTGGTGTAGGTGGTACCAAGGGAGTGCAGACCATCGGTACTGCTCTGACCAAGTTGGGTGTCGGCAACGAAGTCTACCAGGGCAAAGACGTAGATTGGGGCAAATTAGCCAATAATGCGCAGGCTGGTATCCCAGGTATCGTCAACATCGGGCCTCGTGGCAAATTCCCAGGACACTTCTTCCAGGTTGGTGGTTGGGATCCAGCAACCAACAGATTCAATGTAGGTGTCTCTGGTACTACTGTCTCGAAGTGGGGTGGCAAGGAGTGGATGACCCCACAAGAGATGCAGGCTATGGGTCCGGTTCTTGGTGCGGTCTATGGCAGTGGCGCTCCTGGTGGTGGTACTGGAGCTGGTCCTGGAGGATCACCTGTTACTGAAGCAGACATTGCAGCCATGCAGGGCGCAGCCGGAACAGGCATGGGTCCAGGAGCTGCTGCTGGTGGTGGCACGGTAATCAACATTCAAAACCTAATGAATGTAGAGCGTATGGACGGGAACACTGATATCAGGTCGTTGTTGGGCCAGATGGCAGATATGTTGACCAAACTGTCTAATGGCGGTTCCGTTGTCGGGCAAACAGGATCGGTTACCCCATGACAATGAATCCTGAAACGGGTGAAGGTTTTGATGCCGTACAGGTAGGCGAGCAGGTCTACTTTGACCCCAATGCCACAGATGCTGATTATCCAGGATCTGTTGGCCTGGAGATGCGCAAGAAGACCTACTGGCAGGGCGACGTACAGTTTGACACCTTTGAGACAGTAGGTCCGAAGTTTGGTCCCAAGTGGCCTGAAGGTACGATGCGTACTTCAGGGCTTGGTACCGACTCCGATGTGTGGGGGCTTAGTGTAAAGGATCCTCCGCCTCCAGGATATTCACCGTGGCTCACAAATGGTGTTACTGGCGGCGGCACTGCTAGCGGGCAGAATATCCTGGTTCCTGCCCAGAGCGGCCCAAACCTGATAGAACAGATACCCAAGCACGACTGGACCCCGTGCGTTGAGATTGATGGTTCCCCTACAATGGGGGAGGGCGCACAGCGCAACTTCATTGACATCACACTCCTTGGGGCATACGGTGGAGATATCAAGTTTCCCGTAATGCCCGAGGAGTTTGGCGCTGATTTTACCCATGAGTACTGGACACCAAGGGTAGTTGGTCTGGGTGAGATCGTAATGCCTGGCGGTCAGTCGATGGAGACTATCAGCTGGGACAGCTTCTTCCCATCGTACTACGATTCAGACTATATGTTCATCACGCCAACTGAGCTAGAGGATCCAAGGTCGCTAACGGCCAGGATCATCTGGACCATGCGGTTCAAGATGAACTGTATGCTGGTGGTAGGTGGTGGCATATGGAATGATCAGGTAGTAATCACCAACTTCAACTACAGACACAAAGCTGGTGAGATCTTCGACATTTACTACACGATCTCCATGAAAAGGTACCGTGCGCCAATCGTCACCACGTCGCCTAACCCCGATTCGGAGAAAGATAGGTGGCCTAAGGATCCTCGTAAGCCTGGCGCTACCGCAGATCCTGGCAGTGGTGTTGAAATTCCAGACAACGTTGATCCTAATACCGAAGAAGTGCCAGTAGCGCCAGATCCTCCCACCACACCACCAGCCGACCATACTGGCGGTAGGGATTCGCTGATCCACATTGAGACAACACTGGTGGAAGAAGAGCCACTAAATCTCCAGCACGTCGATCCAAGTATTGGCTACATAGATCCCAACGACCCGAATTTGCCTGACGAGTACAGACATCCTGGCGAGACACTTGCTCAGGTAATGGGTAGGGTGAACAGTAAGGGACCAAACGACATGTCTACCCTGCTGGCTCTAAACCAGTGGGTTACTGACAACCATTATGATCCCTACACTAGCCCCCTCAAGGTTGGTAGCGGTGTGAGGTACTACAGCGAGAAGCCAGTATCCGCAGCTAAGCCGACCATCATCGATCAAGCCGTTACTGCTGTGGAAGGTGCTGCGACAGCCGTAGCTGGAGCCGCTGCTGCTGGAACTGGAGCCGTTGGGGCTGGACTGTCTACTGGTCCTGTCGGGGCTGGTGCGCAGCTTGGTCCGACAACTACTGGCGCGGCTGGTACCGATCACACAATTGGTATGCCGAAGAATACGCCTTCTGAGACACCAAGGAAGGGCATGCCGCCCAAGTTCTAATGCCACTACTTAGTACGCAAACACCCAACATCAACGACCTAAAGATAAGCGAATACAAGGTCGTGGTAGTTAGTGCTGACCTTGGCACTAGCCAGGATTTGTCGGAAATTGTTTCCTCGATTCAGTGGGATTACGATCTAGACCAACCTTCAGAGCACTACACTGTCAGTTTTGCCCACACCCAGAATATAGCCACTATGGTCAAGCCTGGCGACAGGATAAAGATCTACGGCTATGGTGTCAAGCCTGTGGGTAGCAATTTGGAGATGACTTGGGATCTGCTCAAGAGGGTGTTTATCTCCAAGACTACTTTGAGCAGCGAAGAAGGTGGCACTCTCCAAGCTACTGGCTACAACGTCATGTGGTATATCATGCGTAACAAAGACTCTGTTATGCTTGAGAACGAGACGGCTAGCCAGTTCATCACGCGCACGGCTGCATACTACGGTATACCGTTGGGTAACATCATGGACACTGGTGTGCAGCTAGAGCGCGAGCCGTTCATGAACCGTACCATATGGGATATGTGGGTCTCTGCGTTGTCCTATACCAGAGATATCAACGCTGATGCACGGTTCCTGTTGCAGGAGAATGCTGGCAAGATCGAGTTGGTAGCGCGTACTCCAGCTAGTGGAATCTGGAATTTCATGCGTGGGATGTTCGAGCCTGGGCCGGATTCATGGAACAATAACCCTGGTAACATCTTCTCCTCGCAGAACAACTTTAGCATGGAGAACTATTCAAACGTTATCAGGGTCTACAAGGGTAGCGCAGGCAGTAGCGCTAATGACCTGCTAGAGGGTGGTGGTGCTGGTGCTCCAGGAGCACCTAGTCTGATCTTCCAGTACCCACCTCAAGAAACCATTGAATCTGGTAACGACAAAGAGATCAACAAGTACGGCATGTTCTCAGAGTCTATTGATCTGCAAGCACCTGGCGAGATAGCACTCGATCTAGGTAATGATAGATCTAACGCTGAGCAACAGGGTATGAAGCTGTACAAGAAGTTGGTGAAGTTTGAAAACACAGGGACTATCACCACCTTCAACATCAATACAGTACGTGCCGGAGATGCTGTACACATTAGAGATGAGATCACTGGTCTGGTAGGTAAATACTACGTCAAATCGGGCACGCACGTAGTATCCGACCAAGAGGCTTCAATGTCTCTTACAGTGAACATTGAAGACGCACTGCCAGAGGCTTACGCAGCTAGACGGCAGGGCAAAGCTTCTTCTGATGGTGGTCTGCTTGGTCCGACTGTTGCTGGAGCTCCTGGCACGACTGCTGTACCGTCTGGTCGTGAGTGGACTAACCTGGCTGGCTCGGTTAGTGTTTTGGACAGATACCAATTGGCTGTGGCTGCTGGTTTCTCGCCTGTACAGACTAATGACGATGCAATCAAGATGGTTGCCATTAGTCTGTACGAATGTGCCAACTGCCCAATGGATCATGTCAATGCTACTGGTGACGTTTCGCTGTGGCAGATTAATCAGGTACACTGGGGAACGTATGGTGGCCCAGACATCCTGAAATCTCCACCTGCTAGCGCTAGAGCAGCTTATGGTATATGGAAGGGCGCTGGTGGTGGCGAAGCAGGATTCCGCCAGTGGCACGTCTATCCCAACTGGAACGGAGCTGGAGCTGGTACACCACAAGGTGAGTTCAATGCCAAAGTGGAGTATGTACGCGCTATCGTTGGTAGTGGCGCGCAGAAGACCTCGCCGGATTGGCAGCCAGTCAACGTCATAGGCCAGCTACCCACAAACCATGAGGGTAACTACGATAAACGTGATGTTGCTGGTATCGTTGGTGTGACACTGCACTACACTGCTGGTCCACCTAGCCAAACGGTCTACCAAGTGGCTCAATACCAGACGTCTGAAGCAGCTAGGGGACAGCCTGGTCCACCTATTCCATTCCCAGGTCTTGCATATACCTTCTTTGTTGAGCAAGATGGTAAGACGTCTATGGCCTGGGATCTTGATGTAGCGTGCTGGCATAGTGCAGGTTCTGGTAGGAACCAGACCTACGTCGGTATCTGTTACGCTGGCAACGTAGCGCCCAATGACGAACAGATGACTGGTATGGCTAACGCTATCGGCTACTGTCAGAAGAAGATTGGTAGGAAACTGACAGTTGAAGGCCATAAGGATGGTTACCAGACAGAGTGCCCTGGCCCACAGTGGCCTCAGTGGAAACAGACCGTGCTTAATAGGATACCAAACTAATGACCACTATGGATGGACCGCAGAAGTTTCTAACGCTTCTGCGTAACATAGCTGATCAAGAGGACAAGATGAATGCCCTTACGGGCACAGGTCTTGTCCTCAGAACTGGTGTAGTGCTGAGCGCTTTGCCAGAGATCACGATATCTATGGATGGTGAATCCTCCATGGGTGGCCCGATGATCTTTGACCATTCCAAGGGTGACTTGCTTATACCAGAAGATCTGTTCATAACCAAAGGTGACACAGTTGTCATGGCCCCACTGTCCAAGAGGCGGTGGGTTATCCTGTTCAAGACAAGAACTACTGACGAACAGATTTATCGTGCTCGGTTTGGCCTGAACAACGACAGGGCTGGTGGTGAGTTTGCTGGTCTGGAAGTTATAGAGGATCCTGTTACTGGAAAAGTCACGATTAATCTGGTTGGTGGTATCACTAATGTTGTTGGCGGTACTACTAACGTCAACGGTGATAATGTATTCGTTAACAATTCGGAAATAGCCGATGACGTTATAGTCGGACCTCCCGGACCCGCTGGTCCCGCAGGTCCAGCCGGAGCTGCTGGCCCTCCCGGAGCTAACAGTACCGTGCCTGGGCCTGCTGGACCTGCTGGCCCGCAAGGTAATCCTGGACCGACTGGTCTGGCTGGCCCCAAGGGCGATGTAGGACCCAAGGGTGATCTAGGCCCAAGGGGTAACGAAGGCCCTGAAGGACCTAGGGGTCCGCAAGGCTTGATGGGTCCACAAGGGTTCGATGGGAAGACCGGGCCACAGGGACAGCCTGGTGTTGCTGGACCCGCTGGACCTGCTGGTTCTCCTGGACCTAAGGGGGATCCAGGTCCACAGGGCGTAATGGGTACGCCAGGGGCAACATCGACTGGTGCTCACGAGGAATTTGTTCCACTTGCTGGTGCTACTTCTGTTAATCTTAGTACTCCAGCTATCATACTGCTATTTGTGTCTCGCGGTGGTGTGGTTCAGTCGTTCGTCGATGGTAACTACTCGCTGACTAACAACGGCAACACAGTGACTTTTAGCGAGCCGTTCAATGGCACCGAACGTGTTATAATCTCGTATGGCGCTGCGACGCTGGCTGGTGCTGATACAGAGCTCAGGATATACGTCCAGAACATGATGCAGTTGCTAGATCCAACTGGTCCACCGCCACCACAAGCAGCAACAGCACAAGGACCAGCAATTGATAACGAGCTACGTCTCTACATCCAGAATATCATGGCGAAACTCGATCCAGGCGGACCGCCTGTACCAATATCCTAAGGAGAACTAATGGCCGGTTCAAAGACAGATGCCCTCGAACAGCGCATCCTAGACCATCTCTTCAAGGGTGGTGGTACGCCAGCCTTGACCGCGTTGTCAACGGTTTACGTCGCCCTCTATACGGTGGTACCTAGCGATGCAGCCGCTGGTACTGAGGTCTCAGGTTCTTCCTATGCACGACAGGCAGTAGCGTCAGCAGCTTGGACGAGGACAGCTTCGTCTATGGCAAACAACGCCGAAGTTGCATTCCCTGCCGTTACGGGTAGTGCCTACACGGTCGTCGGTTGGGCTATCATGGATGCGTCCAGCGCTGGCAACCAACTGTATTGGGGTGACTGCACCAGCACCACAATGAACGTCGGTGACATCCCTCGCTTCGCTCCCAACGCACTGACCATTACCGAGGATTAAATGCCGATCGCCTGTCGTACGCCGACAGCCGGCAGCATGGCGTCGGGCGCTGCCTTTACGATCACGCTGCCTACTAGCACAGCAGTTGGTGACCTGTTGTTCGTGTTCGTCTCGAACGTTGCGACAACAGGTCCAGCCGCACCCTCTGGCTGGACACAAGCGACAGGTTCACCCTGGTCATCAGGCTCCGCGCAATCGTTATCAATCTTTTACGCACAGTATAGTGCTTCGCTGACGCTGAATTTCACCAATTCAGCTGGAGCCGGTGTCTGGGCGTGCAACTCCTATTTCCAAGCGGGTGCGACTCTATATCTAGACGGTAACGCCGTCGCCACCAATAACTCGACGAATAACACCACATTGGCAGTCGGAGCTCCCACGTCAACGGGCAACGTCGCCGGTGACTACGAAATCATAGCGCTCGGTTGGGGATCTACGACCAACATCGGCAGTGCGCCTGGTGGTGTCACTCGCGACATCGCAGGGAACCTTAGCAATAGTGCTAGCATGGCGCTGTACCACATGACGGCAGCTATGGGCGCTAACGCGACTGCTACAGCCTGGTCATTCACTCTCAGTGGTAATACTAGTCGCAAGACTGGCGTCGGCCTTCTGCTCATGGCAGTACCGGATCCGACCACTGCGCTTGGTATCTCGGACAGCTTTGATACTGGTTCGCTGAATACTGGTCTGTGGACATCCTTCGGTGTGGGCCAGTCGATGCAGCCGACGTATCTCCAGGTTGCACCATTGGCTAGTCAGTCGGCTGGTAGCTATGGTGGAGTGATTTCGGCTGCAAGCTATAACCTGACTGGCGCGTACTGCATGATCCAGTTCCGTACCTGGCTTGCAGCGACGGCAGGAAACGTCCAGACCATCCAGTGTCAGATCGACTCAAACAACTATCTCGAGTTTGGGCAGATCGACACTAATATGGTAGCTCGGCGCAACGTAGCTGGTGTGAACACTACCCAGAACTCGGTAGCTTTGCCAACTGCTCCGGTCTGGTTGCGGATGCATGAGTCGGGTGGCGTCTGTTATTGGATGTACTCGACCAACAACCGCGTGACGTGGACGATGTTCTCACGGTTCCCGAACCCCATAGCTGTGACAGCAATATTTGTTGATATCATTTCGGGGACATATGCGTCGGTTGCGTCTCCAGGTATAGCAACCTGGAACTACCTGAACTACATCCCGCCCAACTACAGGAATCTAACAGGTACCAGCAACGGATCTTCTTCGGTTGTTACTCTTGCTCCGACCAGACGTCGTTCACTTACTGGTACTTCGCCTGGTGTCTCTGTTGCTTCTGCAACTATCGCAAAGTACGTAAGTAAGTACCTGACGGTTTCGGCTACCTATCCACCTCAAGGTCTTTCAGCAGCTTCAGGATTGCTTGCAAGAGCAACGGATCAAACACGACCAATATACATTGCTCAGTTTGCTGAAGCGATAGTTTACGACGGTGCAGAAATTGTTGCTACGTTCCCAAGTCTAGCTAGTCCAGGTAACTCAATATTTGCGGCGTTGATAACTGGTCCTATTCCTGGACATGCTAATACTGGAACACCTAATCTTAGTTCTGGTCAGGTCTGGAAAAATGGTGCTAACGTTGGCAGCATTGGAGGTGGTGTCAACTCCAGTGTGTCGCCTGGAGGTCGCCAATATAGATCTGGTATTTTGGCACTAACTCCTACTGTTGTTGGTAATTCTGTTCGTTATTTCTTCACTGGCGGCACCAATGGCTACATGCGTCTTGCCATCTTTGAGATTGCAGGAGCCGCTGCTCCATTTGGGTTTCTGAATAGCGCTAGCCCTGGTGGCACCTTTGCTCAGGCTAGACCTAACACCAGTTACAAGACGCAGTTAGTATTCGCAATCGTCTTTACCGACCAGACAGCCAGTGGATCAACACTGATTGAGCAATATCCTGGATGGACTCAACCAAGTATTTACTCGGATGGAACTCTTCATATCCCAAGTTCTATCCAATACATACTTGGTTGGACTGCCACAAGGAACCTTACTGGTGGTGTTCTAGGCCAACTAAACCTGACTGCGTCTACTTATAACAGTGAGGGTACAGTAGGTGTTGAGGGACCAGCTCCAGGTCTTATTGGTACAGCACCCGGATATGGTTGGGCACCACGACTTGTAGCTACAGGAACTCCGCCGACCTTTAGAAACACTATTCTAATAGGTCAGTCGAACGGTCAGGCGACGTGTGTAGGTCAACCTTCTTCGCGTAGGAGAAATATATCTCTTGCGGCTATTTCGGACAACTTTGATGCAGGAACGCTTGATCCGAAATGGAGTGCAAGTCTTGTATCAGCGGCTACACAAGATGTCACTGGTGCGACACTAAACCAGACTCCAGCTAGCAGCACTGCCGGTTCATCCGCTGGTGTCATCGCAACCAACTATTTTGATATGCGGATGAAGACCATTGTTGTTGAAGTCAACCAAACTCCGTCACGGGTAAGTGGCGTGAGGATGGTGATGAAACTAGAGGCGTCTGGGTCTGCTGTCTATTACGAATATGGTCTGGTTGACGGGAATCTAACTGTTTTACAAAGTGGTGGCAACCTCGGCGGTATCGCGTGGCCTACTGGTCTCAGGGCATTACGTATTGTTGTTGATGGTTTTGCTAATGCGACCTATCCAAATTATTACTTCGATTACTCAATTGATGGAGTAAGTTGGATACAAGCTTATCCAAACCCCATTGGTGCGATTGCATATACAAATCTAGCCAATGCCAAGATTTCGCTGACCACGACCACGACCACTTCGGTTGCTAGTCCTGGTACTGGCAAGTGGGACAATCTCAATATTCAGCCGTTCCCGTGGGTTAGCTACAAGAGTCTGATTGGATTCTCTGTTGGACAGAGTTTAGGTGGGAACTACAACAAATCTGTCTTGGCTGATAGTCCGATTGCTTACTGGCGTCTTGGTGAGACTGCTGGACTGACAGCCGCTGATGCGAGTGGTAGAGGCCATACTGGGACTTACGCATCCACTGGTGTAACACTGAATCAACCTAGCTCGCTTGCAGGAGATGCAGATCCGTCTGTTCTCTTCGCGGGTACTTCTGGTGCAAGTGGTTCAGTGCTTGTTCCTGCACATGCCGATTGGCGACCTGTGGGGGGTGGTGGTTGGTCGATGGAAGCCTGGGTCAACCCAGGAGCACTCAGTGGTACTCAGGAGATAATCCGCCTGGGTGGTGGCGATGGTTGGTTCATGCGCCTTAGTGGTAATCAGGTTGGCTCCTTGTGGCCTTTCCCTAGCGGGGTGTTTATCACACCTCAAGGTGGGAATCTGTCTGCTGCTAACGTCTGGGCTCATGTTGCGGCTACGTACGATGGTGCTTTTGTACGACATTATGTCAATGGTAAGATAGTCTTTAGTCAAGCCGAGACGCGTATCTTCACCCCGACCTATACAGGCAATCTTGGTTTAGCTTGCCAGGATCCTAGCACTGGTGGTGAGTTCTTCCTTGGTAGTCTTGATGAAATTGCTATCTATAACTATGCATTGTCACCTGGACAGATCTCTGCACACTACACTGCTGGACTAAACACACCTACCCCACTCACCAAGGGTGCTGCGAAGATAGACATTGTTGGTTTGTCCGCGGGTGCTGCCACTGAGAATGGACAACCTTCTGCTAAGAGACTACTTACTGGTACTTCAAATGGTACTGCTACTGAAGTAGGAGATCCATCACGTTACCGTAGAATACTAGCAACGAGCGCTGGTGTTGCGACAGTTAGTGTCACTATCGTCAAGCGCCCTAGCTTGTTTGGTACGTCCACAGGTGCAGCTACAGATGCAGGACAACCATCGCGTAGGCGCTCTCTGGTAGTTGCTTCAGTAGGGCAAGCGGCTGTAACGGCAACGATATCTAAGACGCTACCTAGTATCAACACGGCTGGTGGTAAGGGTGTAGCGACAGTTAGTGCTCAGCTAACTGTACGTCGTGTCGTAGTTGGTCTCTCTGCTGGTGCGGCAACGGAAGCAGGGCAGCCTTCTGTCAAGCGTTTGCTAACTGGTACATCTAGCGGTGTAGCTGCTGAGGTCGGACAACCAACCAGAAGAAGATCCCTGGTTGTGGTATCTGCTGGTGTGTCTACTGTATCTGGGCAGATAATCGCTAAGAGAGCGCTGTATGCCAATGCTACAGGTGTTGCGACAGCAGATGCTCAGGTTCTAATCCGTTCTAGCACAATACCGCCAGTAACGATCCATGGTGTTGCTACTGTATCTGGTTTCATTGGGCGTAAACGCCAAATAACTGCTGCCTCTGTGGGTACCAGTGCCGCTAGTGCTGTCTTGAAAGCGAAGCGAGCCCTTGTTGCTAACAGTAGCGGTGTAGCGGTAACAGGGGCTACGATACAGCGTGAGCGCCCGCTGATAGGCTCTGCTGCGGGTGTAGCAAGTGCCAATGCACCTATTATCCAGCGTTACCGTTTTCTTACGGGCGAAGCAGACGGTGTTACCATTATATCTACGCCACTGTTGCTCAGGAAACGTGTGCTGGTGGGTACTTCTAGGGGGTCGTCTTCTATTGCCAGTACATTGAGGACAAAGAAGGCTGTTAGAGGTACAACTAATGGTAGATCTACGTGCAATGGTAGAGTGATCAACATTTCTCTAACTCTCTGGAACGGATCTACTTTTGTACTAGTTGGCAACTATCCTGTGGTATTATGGGACCAAGCGGAATTTGAACTACAGGTTGAAGAAGGCGAATCGGACGTGGATTACGTGGCGTACAAACTTTCGACAGACCAATTCAATCCAGTGCAACCATGACGAAGCAACAAATCGCCAACCCTATGCTCAAGGATTTCCCTTGGGATGGCACTGAACTTGCTGCTCCTCTGACGTTGCCTGGTGCTCTTCTTGCTTCGTCTTATTACCAGCAGGCTGAGATAATTACACCTTCTGCTCCTCCTGCTGGTAGTATCAAGCTGTATGCCAAGTCAGACCACCACTTCTATACTCTTGACTCCGCAGGTAGCGAGAATATCATCAGTGGTACCACAAAAACTGAGACTGACTCGTGGTACTTGCCTTTGTCTGGTGGCACACTAACTGGACCATTGACGGTTACTGGTGCACTCACTACTGATACTCTGGTTGTACATAGCAGTATACAGTCCGACGTAGATTTCATTGCTGGCGGTTCGTACAGGTGGGGCGTTACAGATCCTGAGGCTCTGTACAGGGAGATGCCTGGAAGACTCAGGTTGTCTGGAGCACAGCTAACAGTAGACCAGAACGTAAACGTTGGTACTTATACACAGCTAGGCGAAATTATCTCTCCAGTCACGCCTAACGCTGGTTTCTTGCGGTTGTACGGTAAGAGTGACCATCGGCTGTATATAAAAGATACCAGTGGTGCAGAGGCTCCACTTCTAACACAAACCCTTGGCGATACATTGTATGATCCTCTGCATGCAGCTTCAACTGGCGATGCATCCCACGTAGCTGCTTCAGATCCACATCCAGTGTATCTAACGGCGGCAGAGGGCGATGCGCGTTACGCCGTAATTTCTGGTGGTCCTGGTGGTACTTATCTGACGGATGTGCAGGCAGATACAAGGTACGTCCGTCAAGATGGTACTAAATCCATGACGGGCAATCTGATATTTTCACCTGATAATACCGTAGACATAGGTGCTACTGGCGCTCGCCCAAGAGACTTATTGTTGGGAAGAGACATCGCTGTTGGGCGCAACTTGACTGCTGTTGGTGCTACTGTGTCTGGTAGTTTCACGGTTGGCGATACTATCACCACACCGCAGTTGTACTTCGGGTCATCTGCAGATTCAATTTCATTGACTACTGGTACAGCACCAGCATGGTTGTTCAGAGCGACCGATGATCGACACATCTCGATAGCAACTCGGGCAAACGTAAACTTCAGTTCTAATGCCTATTATGATGGAACGAACTGGAAGCCGATTGTAGTTGCTAACCCTGCCAGTATGATGTATGTTGCTGCATCTGGTATTGCACTCCAGACCGCTCCTGCTAATGCGGTCGGTACTACGCTCCCGTGGGTGTTGCGGTGGAATGTAGATTCAAGCGGTAACATGCACGCGGTAGGAAAGCTCCAGTTAGATGGTGGCATCATCTGGATGGGTCCAAACCAGCCTGCGACACCAGACTTGGGTTTGTACTCTACAACAGGTGCCAACTGGATGCGTCTCGCCAATGCTGCTATGCCGATCAAGTTTTATGTTGATGCAGCAGCTTCAAACAACTGGATCGGTAGCAGTCCAATGGGTGAATTCAACACCAATGGATTCTCCATCTCCGGTAGCATGTACTACGGTGGTCAGCCGTTTATCACCTGGGGTGGCGAACAGTTGCAATGGGCTGCGACAGGTGGTCAGTTCCGTTGGGTGAACCAGAATAACACCGTACAGTGGATGGTGCTTGATACTGGTGCCAATCTGAGTGTTGCTGGTCAAGTCATTGCTGGTAGCTATGTGTCTGCCTACGCGGGTGTTTGGTCGAACTCATATTACATTGGAAGTTCTGGTAGCTACTACATTAATGTCAGCAGTAATATCTGTCAGATTGTAAACATGAACCTTCTTTCCTGGGGGTGGGTTGGACTGGCGGCGAATGGTGGTATCTATATCAACTATGACGGCATTGGTATCAGCCATACACATCAGATTCGTGGGCCAAGTCTGTATGTTTCTGGCAGGCTGATTAGTAACAACTGGGACATTGGTTCGTCCAACAGTCTAGGTGGTGAGCTGTACGTAAACGGCGGTATCACGCTGTATGCTAACTCACCATTGTATATGGAGTCTGGGCGTAATGTCTACATACAGTGGCGTGGTGACTTGCGTTCTGTCTATGTACCATATGATCTAGGGCTCTACACTACTCGGGTAATGATGAACCGTTTGGACTGGGAAGGCTCTAGGCAGGTTTACTTCAACTGGGATGGTTCCAATGTCACGATGAATATGTCGGGACCTTGGGGCTTTGGAGCGCCAAACCTGTTCGCTGGCACGACCAACACGATGAACATCGTTTGCTCGTATGGAGCAGCGGGCGGATACATCTGCTGGCAGGACAGCAATGTGCGTCTCCTGCGTACTGGGAACCAAATACTTTGGTGGGTTTACGATGGAGTCTGGGATTTCCGAAGTACCGCCAGTGGTAACCAGGCAGGATACATCGATATGAGTGGATTCCACAGCACTTCGAAGCGCAGATATAAGACGGATATAACGCCAATCAAAGATGGGCTAAAGCTCGTGCTAGATAAGCGAGTAACTCCGATTCGTTATGCGATCAAAGGATATGGGATTCTGAGCGACAAACCATCGCTGGGCTTCATAGCTGAAGATATGGCGCATGTGGTACCCAATGCGGTTGGGCGTGATGAAGAAGGGCCATCGTCAATCAACTATGGTTCTCTGGTTGCGGTGTTGTGGGATGCTGTACGAACACTCAACACACGTGTTGAGGAATTAGAGGAGAAACTAGCTGCATGACTTTACCCCCTTTCCCAGTGATACCTACTCAGCCTGGGCAGCCTCCTACTACAGTAGGTGGAAATCCGCGTAGTCCTGACGAGGTCAATGCGGTTATTGGGCAACATCTGCGTGCATTCCTTGCAGCAAAGGTATCGTTAGATCAAGATATGCGTTTCTTTGCTGCTACCGATCTGAAGGTGTCACCGTACAATTTCACTAGCGACCAGGAAGATGCATTGAAGGCTGCGGTCAATAGTTTGACAACAGCAATGGATGCTATTGACCTGACGTTCGTGATGCGTGTAGTAGGGCTGGCATGAAGCAGATTCCTCTGCGCACAATTGAGACAGCGGATGAACCTCTTGCGTATAGTGAGATCATACGCACATTGATTCGCCAACCCTTGAGCAAGGAAAAGGGTGTGGATATCGAAGAAATGCGCAAAGGTATCCGCATCTTAGACAAGCTCGATGCCAGCAACGGTGTTCTCGAGTTAGAGGATGCAGATTACGACCACTTGAAGGCCAAGTTGGAAGCCATGACGTGGGGCATGGTGGATCGCAATCTGTTGGATTTCATTGATACCGTACTGAATGCTGACGGACAAGTAACCTGATGCCAATACAAACCGTACCCAGGTTTGAGGATCCAGCGTTCACTGTAGACGTCCGGGACCCTTCTACCGAACCAACATGGGGCACAGCGCCATTGCTGAACTTTGATAGCACAGACGGGTCTCTGCTTGTGTTCAATGACAGCAACCAGTTTGTGTTTGCAAACCCTGCCATGACTCTTGAGCAGTTGATCGTCAAGTCGATGATTACAGAACGACTGATGTACAATGCTTACGACAAGGAGTTTGGTTCCGACTTCTGGGTCATCATTGGGCGCGGTTTGAGTGAACTAGCAATTCAGGCAGTTGCTGAGCGTTATGTACGTGAGTGTCTTGGCAACATAGACTTGATTCGCTTCATCGACAACTTCGTAACACAGGTGGCTGGAGACCAATTATACCTGACCTTCCGTGTAGTTACCATTTCTGGACACGAGCAAGAGTTTAGTTTCGCAAGGACGATTCGGTGACAACAATTTCCTCAGTATCTCCTTCGCTGTCCGCCGTTGGTGTAGATACAACGCTGGAGATCGGAGGAACTGGTTTTCTTACTACGTCCATAGTCACTTTGCTAAGCCCGGAAGATCCACCAGTAGTGTATCCACTGGCAAACTTCCAGCTAGTGACCAGTAGTTTGGTCCGTGTGGTTGTTCCCGCCAACACTGTCCCTATCGGTTTCTATACCGTTGTGGTTGATAATGGTGGCGAAGATGTAGCGCAGTTGGAGAACGGCTTTCGGATTAGCGTCAATCTCCCTGTTCGCCCTTTCCAGACTAACAACACAACAGACATCATTCAAGCTCGCGTCATGGACCGGATTGGGATAGCACCCAACGGACTACCATACGACAAGCGCCAGGGACAAGTGCCTTGGGATATGACCGCTGCGCAGGCCCCCGAGTTTGAGAAACTGTACAAGCGTCTGGATGATCTGTTTCCACAGGGATTTGCGCAGTTCATGGGTGGGTCACTACTGGACCTACGTGCTGAAGAACATGGTGTCCTGCGCAATACAGCCAGTTTCTCCCAGACGGTTATGGAAGTTACGGCTGCTGTCGGCACAGTGATCCCCAGCACCATTTCCTTCAGTACAACAGCTACCCCCAATACCACAGACAGACCTCTGATCTTCAATAGTGTTGAGACTGCCCCCATACAGTTCGCCAATCCGATTGCAGGTCTGGTAACTTCTGCCACTACCACTAGCTTGACGGACAATACTGTGGCGTGGGCAACAGACTTGTGGCGAGGGTATTATGTCCTGATAACTCTGGGCAAAGGCATCAACCAGTGGCGTAGAATCATCAACAACAGCGCTACGACTTTGAACGTTGAGGATTGGGATGCTGGCAACGTACCAGACCTGACGTCTACTTACAAGATCTTCACTGGTGTCCATGTTCAGGCGGCAATAGCAGGTAGAAACGGCAATGTTCTAGCAGGTGCTATAAACAGATTGGCTGTACCTGTTTCTTTCGTTAGCAGGGTAGCCAACCCCGTACCTGCTAGAGATGGTGTAGATAGAGAGTCAGATAGACTGTTTCTGAGCAGGTTCCTGTTGACGGTTCGCCAACGTTCTGCTGGTGGTAATGATACCGACTATCAGATCTGGGCGCGCGAAACTCCGGGTACTAGCTTGGGTCCAGTAAGTGTGTTGGAAGAGTGGGCTGGCTATGGTACAGTCAAGGTAGTTATAGTCAACTCAGACAATACTATTCCTGACAGTGCTACGGTGGGCAAGGTGTACGATTACATCCAGACCCGTAGACCAATCGGGGCACATGTCACGGTAGAAGCTGCTGTGGCTGCACTGATTGAGGCCAGGTTTACACTGACGGTCAAGGATGGCTTCAACCTTGTGGCGGTACAACAGCAAGTGAGAAGTGCAATCACTACTTTCCTCAATGCTCAGCCTGTTGGTGGTGAAGATGGACATGTCATGTTCTACCGCGTGCAACAGGCAGCTATCGCTGGTGGTGATGGTATCGACACCTTTGATATGTACTCAACAGGTTACGGTATCCGTAGGGCTGGAGCGCCAACCTTCAGCACTGCAAACGTCACACTAACAGGCACAGAAAAACCAGTTTCGGGGACGATTACGGCTGTATGAACGACAAGGATTTCTACGGTTGGGGCGAGATTCTAATGGAGAATCTGCCCACTTACTGGGAAGAAGACGATTTCATGCAGCAGTTCCTGATGGCTATTGGGTTTGAATTCGACCCGCTAGCCAGATTTACTCGCTTCATGTCCGACAGTGAAATATACCGAGCTATTGGAGATCAAGCGAGCACTATCCAACTGGAGCCGATGCATTCTGCCTGGTTTGCGCGTACAGCTAACGAAGCTGCGATGACGTACTGGGAACAGATGTTCAGTTCGCCTGCTGATCCTGATGCTACGCTACAACAACGCAGGGCGAACATCATCGCTAGAATGCAGGGTACAGCAACACCCACGCCAGCATATATCCATTCACAGATTGCCAACTACGCCGATGAGATTGCAGTGATCGAGTACTTCGACTTGCCGCCAACTGATCTAAGGCGTTATAGTTTTAGTATTCGCATCATCAAACCCAAGGGATTTCCGCCCAACGTACAGGCAAACATCGATCTCATGATCAAGCGTATCAAGCCATCTCACCTGGGATACTTCCTCGAATATAGCGAGGTGACGTGGCATGGTGATACCAGTAACATGACGGACAGAACGTGGGCAGATCTTGGTAATATGACCTGGGCAGATCTCCGATTTGAGTGAGGTGAGCAATGCAAACAACCGTTCGGCACGGATTTCTACTCCCGGAAGTAACCGATGATGACCCTACACCAAACGCGGGTGTTAGGGACACCACCAGATTCAACTCAAACCTTAGCGATAGGAGTACCTTCTTTGACTTCAACGAAGTAATCACTGGCAGATGGAGTTTCTCCACTATCACCCTCACAGGTGGAAATCG